ATCTTACCGAGGATATCCTTGATAAGATCATTGTTAATCTTCGCGAATTCCTGCCCAGCCGTTGTACATAAAAATTGATTAAATGAGGCCAGGGCGTTTAAAGCAGCAGTAAGAGGATCTAAAGGCATAGGTTTTAATGCGTCAATCGACAGATGCAGCCACCACTGCGTTTCGCTTTCGGGCCGCCAACATTTTATAAAATTTGAACGACATTTTAGGAGGCTTTCTTGGAGCTTCACGCTGCGGATTACCGTGCATTGCTATATAATAACGAACACAATCATAAGCGTGATCAGCTACGCTTTCTTCTCTCGCATCGTCATAGATTGCTTTTCCGTCAAAGTATCCAAGAATTTTCCGGCGCTGACTACCAAGCTCTTTGATCGTATGGAAGCACCCAAATGGATATGTTTTTGACTGCTTAATAAAGTATATTCTTGGCGCGGGATCTGCGTTCGTGTGTGGATGCTTAATTCCTTCACGCTTCTTGAGTAATTCGTTAAGGCGATTTCGTGTCGCATATTCGTTATTATCGGCCGGAATCCAAGCTAACGGCGGGCCGTCAATATCTCTTGATAAATACTCGTCAGACACACTCCAAAACCCGCCATCCTTTTGGGATTGTTTCTTGAATATAGCGGGATCAGCGTAATTTGCCGAGTATTGTTCTCCAATAGACAGATCAGCGATTGCTTGTCGGTGGACAGATATAACCTGACCCGCGGAATAATATTCCCTATAAAATATGTATACTCCTGCCAAAGCAGCAACCCACAAACAACAAGTAGGAGACGCATCACCATGATCTAATATCCTACAGAGATTACCTTTCCTATGTATAAGTTCATCCAGTTCAGGAGTCCATTCTAATAGCGAATCCTGGTCCACTATATGAATCGCGGCGGCACTTATACCCCATTTACCGCGAACAAATTTATCAACCCACTCTTGATCGTGTTTTAACGCATCCTGATAGGCTTCGGCCGATCCTAAACCAGCATCCCATTCGCCTTCGGTCCAGAATGCTTTCTCATCTCGTTCTAATGAATCAGGATGAAATTTCCTATAAATAAAGTGGAACTGTGTGTCCGGATTGCACAACAGCATGTGATACGATGGGGCGATATAGAAACCGGCCGGATTCTTAGGCCAATCAGCGGTAATCAAATCCTCCGGTACAATTGCGTTATCCCAGCGTCCAATACGTGCATCCAGAATATCAAAGACTTTTTCCTCGATTTCTTCAGCCTGATCGACGAGAACGCTATTAACTTCCAAGCCACGAAGCGTGGACTCGTCAACTTTATCGAGGTGCATCCAGTAGATCGTACTGCCGTTCTTAAGGACTGTTAAGCCCTCTTGTTCGTTATTACGTTCTACGAAATCACGCGGACAGATTTTAAAGAAGGTTTGATATGTCGTCTTCATCAAGTCTGCACGAACTTGACGACATATTGCGATGCGGTAATTAGGAAAGGTAGAGAGAAGAGTAAAAGCTTTAAGGCAACCGCTGTAAGATTTCCCGTTGTTAAATCCACCAGAAAATATTTGACGGCGGTTGCGAGCAAAGTAGAAATCCTCTTGCTGAAGATTTCTAAAAGAAACTTCTAAACGATAATCATTCACACGTGTCTATTGCAAAATCCACCACTCAACCCATTCGGGGAAGGATAGAAGTGCTTTTAATTGTTCTTGCGAATAACAAAACTCAACTGGAACTGGCGGTTTAATTGGCTCCCACTGACCGGATGTTCTATAACTATTATATGTACAAACCGTGTTATTTTTCTTTATACGTTTTATAATACATTCATTGCCCAAGCCAGTTGCAACACACCTTAATCGGTTATAACTTATTTTTGTCCCGGCCCCGCCGTTATCATCGAACCTAATTTGCGAAGGAATTTGTTCTATTCGCGGGCGTGTTTCCGCTCTAGAAACAGAACAACTGAACAATATCACCAGGGACAGCCGGAGTGTTGAATATAACATTGTTATTTACCACCGTATAGTCATCTTTAGAACTGAGTACTATTGCGTCTGTTACGATGCACTGTGTCTTACCGGCCGGAATAGTGAAGGAATTCGGTGTAGTTGACGTAACGTTAAAGATAGAAACGGTCGGTGGGCTTGACACGGTAGTCTGCTGAGCCGCAACGATAATATTTCCTGTCGTAGGATCAACAGAGATACCCGACATTACATTGGATTGTTTAATGGTTCCATCTGGCATTGACACTAAGATTGAGGCAACTTTATCCCCGCGAATTTGGGAAAGTTTAACAACCGTCGCGCCGAGAGCCGCCGCTAAGGGAATCAATAGAAGGAATGCAACGTTACGTTTCATTTACGTTTCCTTAATTTTGCAAGTGTCTGTGCAAGTCTCGCCCGCCGACCTAATGTACCCGAATCGTGAGCATGTTCAGAAGCGAATGCCGCCGTTGATTTACCTGCTTTTTTCGCTGCTTTGGAGAATGAACCAGGATGTTTAATAGCTCCTGCAATCTTCCCATTAGAAGCATGTTTAACAGTTGCTTTACGTATTACATCTGCACGATTCATCTTTGCACCGGTCCTGTAAACAATCCTTTTGCAAACAGCTCCTGCAATCGACGCTTTCGTTCCTCGGCCGCTTGCTGCTCAGCCATTTGTGCCATTTGTATTTGAGTGAATGAATTACCCTGCTGCATAGGAATAGATTGCTGTTGAGGTGCCCCCTGAGCCGCCGCCTGCTGCAATGCATGGCGAGCGAATAAATTTGCAATAATGTCGCGGATGTTCATTTGAGATGTTTCTTCAGGTGTTTGGCTACTTCTTCATGACTTGTATATACGAATGGTTTGTTATTTTCCATATAATGTTCGTGTTCATTTTTAACTGAATAACCGCCATTCGCGGCTTTCTCAACNNCTCAACACGGCACCCTGTTACCTTGCCGGGGGATCGCATTTTATTCATTGATTCTGTAACCGCTTTAGCAACGCTCATTGAACACTCTCCACAATATAATTTAGTAAAGGTACGTTTTCATCAGGAATCTGCGCCCATTGCTTCACGTTCTTTATATATACTTCAGTGTTATTTTTGTCTATTACAGGAGCCCATGCGTTTATCAATTGTCGCAGCGACTGTCGCATAGCAATACGAAGAGCAACTACATGAGCGACTCCCGCTATTCCTTCTGCACGGGATTGCGGCTTCCAGAATCCGTTGACGATGACCGGCCGGACTAGCCACGGAGCATTTCTTAGATTACCGGGATTAGAATAGTCTGTTGCCATCCCTTCTTGTCGTATAATGGCCAATGTTATACGATTAATTAAATCAGTCACGTTAAAAAGGACAAACTCTATGCCCTTGACAACCATCTTCCGGCCGGTGCCATGTACCTAATCCCCGGCTCAAATCTCTTTTTATACCCTGAACCAAGGACTGTCCGACCGGGATCAACTTCGAACCGTCGTATAATAAAATTAAATCAACAACCGTATCTGATGTAATTTTTACAACCTGAGCTACAATGTGATTGGTATTCTTAGGATCGGTTTGCACATAATGTACAATAGATCCTAAATGTATGTTCATATGATACAAAAGTTTAAGGGGTCCGCCGGTCCGAATACGAATCGTGTTGTGGCGATTACAGACGAACGCGAACCCCTCCCTCGATGGGGTTTGTTATCCCTGTGCCTGGGCGGCCGGGGGATTTATCTTCGCGTCGATATCTTTAATACTGGCGTCGAAACCAGCTACCTGATTACCAAATCCACGCAATCCGGCAACGATGTTATCCACTTCCACCTGATCATTCGGATTGGTGGTCTGCACCGTTGTCATAAACTTGGCGAAATCACCGGTGAATTTTTGGAAATCTGTTGCAAACGTACCGAAGTTCGTCGCAAATCCACTCCATGCTTCTTTCAAAATACTAATGTCCATAGCTATCCTTTCGAGGGTTTGTCTGTCTTTCTTCGAGAACCACATAAGCTCACGATTTACTGCTAAAAACTCTTACACCTGCCATCCATGATATATAATATTTTCGATGCATTGGATGACCACAATTACAATCGAGGAGATAAAAGTTCATAACTTCCGCTCCCCAGTAACCTGATCGTAAAGCCAGACATCTGTTTTCTCCAGACCGGCCGCCCAATCCGTCGTTACGGGAATGCCCATAGAAGGCATCGGGTCCCCTGGCTTATAGGGAGCGGAATCCGGTACACGAGGCACGCCGGAGAAGGGAACCATATTAGCAGAAGGTACCCAACTGAGTCCTTGATTCTGGCGTAATACCATCGTGGCTAAAGGATCGTACCCCCACACCATGATGGGAACGTCAATCTTATAACCCTCGCCTGCAAGTTTATAGGCAAGGTTATACCGCTCGTATTCACTATGCAGGAAGTAAAGCTGTTGAACTTCGGGAGGTTGAGAATACCAATAGGCGTCTGTCGCGTTCTTTACGATTCGCCCATTAATTAACGTGCGGGTAAAATTATGGAAGGTTGCGTCAAGGTAGGTTTGATCCGTTACAGCGACAGGCTGCATCGGATTGCGCGGATCAAATGAGGAGGGATCTAATTTAACTGGCTGTGTAGGATCACCGCCGGTTGGCATATTGGGTATCATTGACTTATTTCCTCCCCTGGATTAACGTGATGTTTCTCGTCCATCGTGAGATCACTGAGGAACGGCCGGACGCTGATAAACCGTAATCCAGTAATCTCACAATGGCGACGACCTCGGGAAATGGCGGCTCGCAGACGTTCTTGAAATGTTCCTGTATGCACCATATGAAATTTCTTCGTCATAGGATGAGGATTCATTCCCTGACGATATTGCATCTCATAAAGATTTTCTAGGAAACCCTTAGTAGGATTACCTAGGACGGATTCTAAGGACGTTTCTTTTGCTGACTCACTGCTCAAGGGCCACCTCACGAGGAATAAGAATAGGATTTACTTTAAAGTCACGGGAACCGTTGATCACAATATTAATAATCGGCAGTTCCTTTTGTTTCTCGGCCCCGCGCGTTTCGGGGTTCAACTCAAGCGCTGTCTTAATAGCCGACAGGCGAATCGCTTCCGATCCAGACCCATGAACCATTCCGCTGAGCGATTGAAATAAAGAATCGGTATCTAAATAGTTAGCTTTTAACTTACTCTTTAGATCCTTCGGCGGGCCTAATAGACCCACAGACTCCAAGGCTGCGTCGGTATTGGGCTGAAGCGGTTGTATTACTTCCGGTGTTATCGGTTCCGGCGGGGCCGGTTCCATTATTAGAGGAT